TATATATTTAAATAATACTGATATTATACTGTCATTTTCTATAGATAATACTATATTATTATCATTATTTTTATTAACTCAAATATACATTACTTACTTTATACAACAATTTTATAATTTAATACCAAAAATTTCAGTTGAGAATCAACAATCTATTTATTTAATTGTTTAACCAGTTTGGAAATAACTTTACACAAATTTCACAATTATCAGCAGTAAAAAATATAAATATATAAATAATATTTATTATTTATTAGATTGTTTAGATTCGCGTCTTAATCGTAATAGTTGTTTTCCAAAATTACTATTTTTTATTACATTTTTTGCACATCCATTCTTAATAAATATCTCATATTCATTATACCATTCTGAAAATGTAATCCATTCTCTATCCCCATCAATATTTATATAATGCCGTTGTCCATCTTCTCTACACATAGGACATTGAAAAGCACCTTTTTCTAATAGCTTATATAAACATTTTTTACATGTACCATGTCCACACTTAAACATGTGCATTTGACTTTTAGATATATTTAAATTCCATTCTAAATTTTCATCTAAGCAAATTGGACATTTATTACCTTTGATATGTATCATCTAGTTGTTTTTTGTTATTATAGCATTAACTATAAATTTCTCTCTCTATCAATTTTTTTTATACCATATTCTCTATCACAAAGTTTTTTAAAATTTACAAGATAATTTTTTAAATATATGTCTAGACAATTTTCACAAAGAGTATTATATATAAAAGTAAAACAATCTATTTTTTTTACAATATGATAAGTTTCTGGTTTATGTTATCATCAGTTGGTAATAAATAATATTTATTAAATATTATGTCATTACAAATCCAAAAGTACATATTTTATAATGATATAAAATTGAAAAAAAAATATTATTATAAAATCAAAATGAAAGTATGATAGAAGAAATTGACAAAATAATTAGTAATGTTTCTAATGATTGGTCACAAATAACAGACAAACCTGATATTGAAAAAAATTATATGATTTTACAATTAAATAATTGTAAATGTTGCGAACGCCATCAAGTTAATAAGCCCAAAATTTTAGAAAAATATATAGAAACCAATTTTAAAGGTGATGATAAAAGTAAATATAATTGTCAGTGCCAATGTAGACATATGGCAAGATTTATATGTCGTAGTAAATATGGATTTAATAATCAATAATAATATACTATTAATTAGAACTTTTATCTAACTTTTCATTATTTATATTTTTTTTACTAAAAAATTTTTTATATATTCTATAAAAGTAATAAGTAAATAATAAAGTCCATCCAAATAAATTAATTAATTGCATATATTTATTATTTTCTTTATTATTTATACCTAATATTTTAAAAAATGGTGTATTAGGTCCATACCAAGTCAAATCATCATAAAAATATCTCTCTAATTTAACTAATATACATTTATACCATTCTCCAAAATATATATTAACAAAATTATGTATAATTACTAAACAAGATAATAATATTATATTTAATCTATTTATTGGAAGAAAAAACACTAATAAATAATAGATTGATAAAAGAATTAAATGAGTAGATAAAATAATATTGCCTTTCACAATATTATTTTCAGTAAGATAATTTAATATTTTATTAAAAAATTCTCTAAACTTTAAAATTCTTTTACTTTTTATATCTTTAATTTGTTCTGTCATATCATAACTAATTATATAATATAATTAGTTTAATCGCATAATAATAACTAAAAACGATTAACTCTACCTATTCTATATTTTTTTGATCTGGCTTTTTTTATCTGTTGTTTTGACAATTCTTTATATGTTTTAGGAGTTTTTTTTGTTATACGTTTACTAGGTCTATAAACATCACTTTTATAACGATATCCAATCTCTCCGCGTTGATTTACCCATTTCTCTCTAAACCATCTTCCTAAACCTTTTTTTACACTCTTTTTACCTTTATATGGATCTTTATTTTTTCCATACTTTTTTGAAAATCTTTTTTTATATTCTTGTACTAATAGTCCACTTCTATAAGCACTATGTTTTGGATATTTTTTATAAATATATTGTTTTGTTTTATTATATAATTTTTTATCTTTTGGTAATGACATATATATATTTACAAAAGTAAAAAATAAAAACCTAAATATAGAAAGCCTAAAATCGATTTTTATATAATATTATATCTATATAATATATATGTTCCCATCTAGAAATTCAAATTATAGTAGTTCATTTAGTACACAGCGATTGCCTTTGCCTCCTGGAGCTCCCCCATTTACAGAGTATGTTAGACACTCCTGCAGAGAGACACCACGCACAGGCAATGGAACAAGTACACGCAGCTAATTACTGGTATCCAGGTGATCAAGAACTTAAAGCTAGAATAGAGGCTAAGGCAAAGAGAGCCGCGGACGCGCTCGATCAGGCGCGCGGTATTCGCAGACCATCATCAAGTTTTTTTGGTGACATACCTTCTATGTCACAGAGACATCATCAACCACATCAGCAATCATATCAGCATCGACACCAGCAACAATATCAACAGCAGCGACAACATCAACAGCAGCAACAATATCAACAGCAGCGACAACATCAACAGCAGCAACAATATCAACAGCAGCGACAACATCAACACAAACAACAACATCAACAGCAGCGACAATCGACCCCCATATCACAAATCAAGAAAGTCGATAATGAACCACTGACTAGAAAACTAATATGGCCAGACGGCGACGCACCCCCCCACTCTTACTAAAGATGTTATTAAGAAACAATATAGAAAAGTGGCACTCCAAAATCATCCTGATAAGCTTATTAATATGTCTGATGCTGCTGCTGTAAAACAACGTACAGATCTATTTAAATTACAAAATGCGGCATATGAATATTTAGATAACAGATATAAAGGTGGTACTACACGTAAAAAATTTAGAAAATATAAAAATACAAAACATAATAAAAAAAATAAAAAATTTACAAAAGTAAAAAAACACAAATACAGAAAAACAAAAAAGAGATAATATATATGAAGAAAACTAGAAAAATTAAAAAAAGATTTTTATATAATCCTGATAATCCAAAAAAGTCATTCGATGTTTATATTGATAAAAATCCAAAAGATACTATCAATATAAAATACACTACTATAGATGATGTTAAAAATACAATAAAAAATTTAGAAAAATTATATAAAACAAAACGATATCCACATAAAAGAATTTGGCAAGTAGGAATGATAATGAAAGTTAGATTAGAAGCTATTAAACGCCACAAAACTAAAAAATATAAAAAAGCAAAAAATATAAACCAAAGATATAGATTAGCAAATCGTTATTTTAAATTTTTAGGAGAACGCACAAATAAAAAAACTTTTAAGGAGAGAAGAAGAATGAAACTTACTATATAAACTAAATATATAAATGGTAAATAGAAAAAGAGGTGGTCATCGAAAAAAACCAGAAAATACTAATAAATTTACATTGTAAGATATCAGCCAATATAGGACATCATTATAATATAAATAATATGTTGTTTATATTATTATTTATATTATCTCGTTCTAAGTTTTCTAGACTTTCTAGACTTTCTAGACTTTCTAGATTTTTTAGATTTTCTTGTTTTTCTAGATTTTGGTAGTCTTTTTTTATTTATATAGCTTCCTCCAGCAAACTCGACTTGCATTGGATCTTGACCACTAGCAAGCTGTAAACGATGAAATGCACCTTGGTCACCTTCTCGTAGTAATCTAGTTCTAAAAAACTCGGTATAATTGCTAAGTGAAGGAATTCTTATACCTCTTAAACCCCATACGTTATTCTGTGCATACTCTTTATTTGCTTCACAAGCTTGACCACATAATCTATGATATCGTGCTAAATCAGCAACCAAAGGTTCAAAATTTGCTCGTGTTACTCCTGGAGCACCCATCCGAAATGTATTAAATGTATTATGGTGCGGTGTAATATATGTTGTCCACAAGCGTTCCAAAATCCCACGCATATTAGCTTCAGAAACTGGTGTGCTCACACCAATTTGACAAGCGCTATCCCATAATTGTTTTAACTGAGCTTGTAGTGGAGCACCTACAATCATTCTATGTCTACCCCAATCAATAATAAAAGCTTTATAATTTGAAGACTGAACTTCATTACGCCGAAGTACTCTTCTACCACGAACGCGATCTTCTGGAATTTGAGAAACAAAAGCATTTCCCATGTGACAGTCTTCATGAACTGTTCCACTAATTACCATACACCGTAGAAGTTCATATAGAACTGGAATTATTTGATAAGGTTGATCGGGATTATCAATAAGTTGGTGTTGTGGATCCACTGCCATAGTCATAGCAATCGCTCCTACCCGTAATTTTGCTGGACGCGTTATAGGTATACCACCCGGGCCCTCCCCGACAGTGATCGGCAATCCTGGCGTGTCTAGTGATTGTGATCCGGTCTGCAAAAGGTGACAAAATAACCCCCACGACCGGTGTTGTTGTCCAGGCTGCCAATCATCATTTCTTATCTGGCGGCCTCGCGCCGTGTCTTGCCCCGCCAATATATTAAGTAATGCTATTTCTGCTGTTTGGCGATGGTGGATTGTGCCGTCGGGACGATTTCCAGTGAAAGGCGTCACTACATCAATGCCAACTCGACGGACAGGGTCGGCGGAATTTGTGGCTTGGTCTTTACCAGCAGTATATACTATATATGGAGATGCCATTTCATATTTTCCAGCACTCTCATCATTATTAGCAGTACTTGTTGCAACATATTGTTGACTACGACATTCTCGTCCAACTGTTTGGGACGTTACAACTTCAGTACCATCGGCTGTATAGCCAGTATGGCCACCCATCTCTGCATAACTAGATAGAAGCATAAATTTTATAAATATAGATCTAACATTTCCAATTTGAGGATCAACCATTGTTCTTGCTGAATAACTTGTATATGGGCTTCGAGCATCTGGTGGTAAAGTAAGAATAACACCTCTAGCAGCAATAGAACGAACGGGCAAATATCTAATTCCCCCACCATTTAAACACATATTAATAAAACTTGCTAAAGCCTCATCGGGAGAACTATATCTTTTAGTATCATAAATAACGCCACCAACCTGTCTATTAGTAAAATTATTTACGTGTTTGTCTTCATTGTCTGTCAGTGCGGTGTGCTGGTTAATGTCTTGATTGGGCGATGCTTCATTTTCTTCAAAAATATCAACTCCATAATTTAGTGTTTCTAAAATGTTTTCAGAAACATTTTTTAAGTATTCTTCTGTAAGATTGTTACTAGAAGCCACAGTTTTAGTTTTCTTATTATTCATTATATATTAATAAAATATATTTTCTAAATAATTTAAATAGTCTCTTTCTAGTAAGTTTTATTATACCATTTATTGGCTATCCCCTTACCCTTATATTGTAGGTATAAATTTCCAATTTAATTCTTGGCATATTTTTTTCCAAATTTCATCTTGTTCTATTCTTTTCTCTCTATCTTTTAACATTGGAAAGTATGAAAGAAACTCTTTCTGATTTAAAAGTTCACATAATTTGTAAATAGTATAATAATAATTTAAAAAGTTAACACGATCTTCGGGGCAATATTTAGCATAAGGAGCTTGAATATCAATGAATAGGTTACATAAGGTTTCTTCTAATTCAGGAGTCATAATTGGAGGTTTTACACCTAATTTATCTTTAATAAATGGAATATGTTCATAGTATTTATTATATTTTAGTTTTTTAAGAACTTCTTTTGTTCTTTTATTAGACATTGTTTTAATATCTAATCTCTCTTTTTTAATTTGCTGACGAATATTTTCAATAATTTCATCAGGAATAAGAGTAGTTTCTTTGGCTTGAAATTGTGCTAATATTTCTCTAAAATGATTAATACGCTTGTATGCATAAAAGCAAACTTCTTTAGGAGGCTCTTTATATGTAGGTTTATCATTTTCAATTAAAAATTTAACATTTTTACTGCAATTATTACAGACTAAAATACCTTCATGATCAATAGGTATAAGTTCACCAATATTGCAACTTCTGCATATATCAGTATCGTGAATAAAATTATTAATATCTAAATGTAATGGATCAATATTTTTAAAATAATTTTGAATATTAATATTAGTTTTACTAGTATTATTATTATCAGTATCAACTTTATTAAAAAAATTATCTAAAATTCGAGTGTTAGAAGCACCTTTAGAAATATTTTTCTTTTCTTCAAAATAGTTAAATATATAACTAGAATTTTTTAGATAATATTCTTTCTTTTTATTTTTAAAATCTTTAATCTTTTTATCAATGTCTTTTATTTGATCTTTAATTTCTAATTTTTCATCAAAAGAAGTTAGTAAATTATTATATTTTTCTAATTTTTCTTTTCTCTCTTTTAAAAAATTAGGTAAAATATTAGAATCAATATCATTAAATTCTTCTATAAATTCTTCGTGTTTATGATCCAATGATTCTATTTTTTTATCTGTTCCAATTTTTTTTATATTTTTAGGTTTAAACCCAGTCATTATATAATTAATTTATTATTTATTTAATTATTTATTAATATAAATATTATATTTAGGATAAAATGTGAAAGATTGTTTATAATAATATCTTTCAAATTATAATGAATATAAAATTAAAAATTCCAACTGATATTAAATTAGACAATCATACACTACAAAAAATTGTTTTTGTAAATAATGCATTAGAATCTGGATGGACAATTAAAAAAATAGGAGAGAAATATATATTTTCAAAAAATCATGAAAATAAAAGAGAAGTATACTTAGATAGTTATTTAGAAAATTTTTTAAATGCAAATATAAATGTAAAAGATATAAATTTTAACAAATAATTTTAACCAAAAAATTTATAAATTTAATAAATTTAAATTTATAATTTTTTTTTCTTTAGCAATATTATAAATATGGGAGGAGGCTTAATGCAGCTCGTAGCCTATGGTGCTCAAGATGTTTACCTTACAGGTAATCCACAGATCACTTTCTGGAAGGTTACCTATCGTCGCTACACAAACTTTGCTATGGAATCAATTGAACAGACATTCAACGGACAGGCTGATTTCGGTCGCCGTGTAACTTGCACTATCAGCCGTAATGGTGATCTTGCATACCGCACATACTTACAGGTTACACTTCCTGAAATTAATCAGCAGATGCTTCCTGCTGGTGTTATTCAGGCTGACAATGTGCGAGGCAGCACCACTGCTGGTGCAAACAACAAAGGTCTCGAATACGGTGTATTTGCTCGCTGGTTAGATTTCCCCGGTGAGCAAATGGTTTCTATGGTTGAGGTTGAAATTGGTGGTCAGCGTATTGATCGCCAGTACGGTGATTGGATGCACATCTGGAATCAGCTCACCCTCACTGCTGAACAGCAGCGTGGTTACTACAAAATGGTTGGTAATACAACCCAGCTTACTTTCATCACTGATCCATCATTCGCAGCAGTTGATGGTCCCTGTGCCACCACTGCCCCAACACAGGTATGTGCTCCCCGTAACGCACTTCCCGAGACCACTCTCTATGTTCCATTCCAGTTCTGGTACTGCCGTAACCCTGGTCTTGCTCTTCCTTTAATTGCTCTTCAGTATCACGAGATCAAGATTAATCTCGATCTTCGTCCTATTGATGAGTGCCTCTGGGCTGTATCATCATTAGCCAATAACTGCACAAGTGCTGCAACACCAACCAAAGTTGCAACTGCCTATCAGCAGTCACTTGTTGCTGCATCACTCTATGTTGACTACGTCTTCCTTGACACTGACGAGCGTCGTCGCATGGCTCAGAATCCCCACGAGTACCTCATTGAGCAGCTTCAGTTCACTGGTGATGAGTCTGTTGGTTCATCATCTAACAAGATTAAACTCAACTTCAATCACCCCTGCAAAGAGCTTATCTGGGTTGTCCAGCCTGATGCTAATGTTGACTACTGTGCTTCCCTCATTTGCGGTACCACACTTTTCTCAGTTCTTGGTGCTCAGCCTTTCAATTACACTGATGCCATTGATGTCCTTCCAAATGGCGTCCACGCTTTCGCTGGCCCTGGCTCTGTTGAGGGTGCTAATGCTTTCATCACCACTGCTGGTATCTTCGATCAGGCAGGTGCTACTGATGCAGTTACCTTCCCTGGCTGGGAGTACTCTGCACCCAACTTCAATCACTCTGGTCTCCCTGCTGGTGGCGGTCCAGCTTCTGCTCGTGCTAACGGTGGAAGTGTTGACTTCCAGTCTGCTGTCTCTGATGCTGGCACATTCGTTCTCACTGAGACATCACTTGACATGCACTGCTGGGGCGAGAATCCAGTCGTTACAGCCAAACTTCAGCTTAACGGCCAGGACCGCTTCTCAGAGCGCGAGGGCACATACTTCGACCTTGTTCAGCCATACCAGCACCACACCCGCTCACCTGACACTGGTATCAATGTATACTCCTTCGCCCTCCGGCCCGAGGAGCACCAGCCATCAGGCACCTGCAATTTCTCACGCATTGACAATGCCACCCTCCAGCTTGTTCTTTCCAATGCTACCGTTGGCGGTACCAACACTGCCAAGGTCCGCGTCTATGCCACCAACTACAATGTCCTCAGAATTATGTCTGGTATGGGTGGTCTCGCCTACTCTAACTAAACTATTATTCTTGTTTTGTTCTTTATCTAGCTATGTGCTAGCCTAAAATTATATTTCTTATAAAAAAATATAATTTTATATTATATATGCCAACTAGAAAAAAGAGAAAAAATGAGAAAAGATAAAAAAGTAGAAAAGCAGAAGGGTTATTAGATTTTATAAAAATGAAAGATAAAGGATGCCCTGAAGAAACAACAAGAAAGTTTGGTGCTCATTGTGGATTTTTTAGATGACCTTTTGGCTGTTGTCGAAAATAATTACAATTTTCAGATTTTAAATTAAATGGAAAGAAAACTAGAAAATATATGTAATTAAATAAATTATTATTTCTAAATAGTTAGTATTATGGATTTAAATATAGATAACTATAACATTGATGAATTACTTAATTTATTTAATATTGAAGAAAAAGATAGTAATATAGATACATTGCAAGAAAATTTATCTAAATCAATTACATTAATTAATAATGAAGCTGATAATTTACCAGATGATAAAGATAAGTTAATAGAATTTTATACAAATGCAGCTTTCAAAATTTTAAATAGTAAAAAAATAGTAGAAAATAATATAAAATATAATAAACAACATGAAATCTCAGATAAAACCTACAAAAATAATGATTCATTTCTTAATAATAGTTTACTAGATGAAAATGAAAAAATTACAAATAGAAAATTAATAAATGGAGGAATAAGACAACCTATTCCTCCAAATTATACAATAAATACAAATAATAACAATTATTCAGAAGGTATAGTAAATCCTATTGAGAGAGAAAGTATAAAAAGTATATTATCAATAAATAGTAAATTTAGAGATAACTATAGTAAAAGTTCTACTGATTTTATTGTAGAATTAAATGAACCAATCAATAATGTTACTTCTATTAAATTAGCTTCTATGGAAATATTGAATAGTTACTATGCAATATCAGAATATTTAAGAACTAATGTATTTTCCATACAATTTTTTCAATATAACATCAAAACTAATGATATTTCTATAAATAGTATTTTTACACAGAAATTTACTATTCCAGATGGTAATTATAATGTATATTCAATGGTTGACACTATAAATAATATTTGTTTTCTAAATAATGAAAGTGACCCTAGTGGTATCAAATTTTATAGACTTGTTAAAACGGAATATGATGAAATTAAGGGTAAAATAGGATTTCAATTAAATGATTTTTCTGGTAATTTCCCAGATATTAGTTATAGTTGGGGATTTAATTTAGATTTTAGAGATAAACCCTTTTCAAATAGAGCACCCTTTTTAAATTTCGGCTGGCTATTGGGATATAGAGAATTAATTTATTATTTTTTTGAGCAACCGAAGCCAAACCCTACTCCTTGTGATGATGATTTTTTTGATTATAAATATAAATCACCTTGTACTGACGGTTAT